TTAGACGGCATAACTCCTGTTTCAGTTGAAACCCATGAGCTATCACCGCCGCCAGAATATTGCGGAATATTTAATGTAGTGCCATTAAAAGTAGCAGCCCCACTGCTTCCAGTAGTTGTTAAACTGATTTGCCTTTGAAACTGAACTGGACTTGCTCCATCTATTTTGTAATAAGGTAATCCCGTTGCATCAGCGTAAATAGTTGTATGATTGCCTATTCCACTCGGTGTTGAACTTTGAAACCTCATGTGCAAATACCCGTTTCCTCCCGTTCCTGTAATTGATAAACTTTTGGCATTAAGTGAGTTGCCATTTAAATCTACATCAGATGTTGCACCTGTATAAGGAACATAATTTTGCCCTACAAACCATTTTGTAGCGTAAATAGTGGAATCAGTTGAAGTGCCGCCTATCTTAATCCATTGGCTTCCGGTATAGATATAAAGACTGCTGTCGGATAGTTTGTAATAAATCGCTCCTGTATCTTTGCCGGTACTCGCTGCACTTTTCGGCAGGTTTAAATTGTTGATAAACTTCCCACCCTGCCAGTTATACCAATTCCCTACATAGTTGTATTGCCTTCCATTGATAACCTGGCTAAATGATGATGAACACATGCTCACCATCAAGAACACCGCCATTATGAACCGTAATCGTTTTAGTATTTGCATTATGTGATACATATCTTCTGTCTGTTCTTGTTTGATAAGTTAATAATTGACCACCGATAAATACAAAAGGCGGTACAGTCAATAGGTTGTTCTGATAGTCTGTTGCTCCATCTGTCATTGGCTGCCCTGTACCCACAATAAAATCAACTACCGTCATAAATCTGTTTGTGTTTATATATACAAAATTTCCATTGGGTAGCTCATAATCACTCGGCAGATCACAGGCATCATAAACAAACGGGAACTCTAACTGAAGCTGAAAGGTTACTCCCGCTAACTCGTCCTCGTAGCTATCTTCAAAAAACTCATAACTCGTACTCCTGACTAAATCCCATCCGTGTTTATCCCAATTAATTTGCGCCACCATGTCATCAGCTACACGTTCCATGTCGCTCTGCACTTCCATTACCCGGTTCTGATTTTCAGGATGATGGATAATATCAGCAACGGTTACAATGACATTTACAATCTTTGCTTTCTCCCGTATCTCAACTCCGTTCATGGTAAACCACACAGCAGGATAGGAAACATCTTTTATCTCGTTATTCAGGAAATAGTCAGCCCTTACGACCTTTGCCGTTCTTACTTGCCGATGGCTTTGGGCTATCTCTTGTAACTTTTTCGCTATTTGATTTCTTGTCATTAAAATAAGCCTTTAGCTTTTCGATGGTTTTTAGATTATAGTTTTTTGCCATATTGTTCTTCTCTTGAATCATCACAGCCTCTGCAATCACTACCGCCTAAATAGATGCCTGTTTCATACACAGCCTTTTTAGGAATTACGGTATCTACTCGTGATGAATAATTGATGTATTGCGGGAATTTGTTTGAACCGTTTGCTTCTTCTATTAAATACTGCATCAACCTTGTGCCGTAAAACTCTGCCCAGTTCTTATATTCATTCTTCAAGTCTATCAACTCCGTACTGTTGGCGGTTTCGCTGCCTTCGTTGGTTTTTCTTAACACCCCCTTACTCCAAAACTGATAACTTAATGTATCGGGCAACTTACTAACCACGTAATAAATCAAACAATCCCGGATGTAGTTTTTTAATAAGGTAACTTCATCAGCAGTCAGATTATCGCCCTCAATTCCTTCCTGAAGTCTTACATACAAATCCGTTCCCAAAATGGGAAGTATGTACATATCCTGACAAACTTTAATCACAGGTACAATCATCTTTGAATCTATGTTAGAATGCACCTGCGTTCTTTCGTAAATGTTCTCCGGGCTTATGAATAGTGTATCTTTCATTTCTTTTTAATTACTAAGTTTGATTTCCAATGATGTCTGCAACTCACACTTCTTTCTCCGTCAGGTTTTGTCCACCATCCACCTTTACGATCCCATACGCTATATCCCAACCTTCTTGAAATACTTTCAATGTCCGAACGGGAAAAAAACCTGTTCAACTGTAATAGCCTCGCACAGAATTTTCTGTTTCTGCTATCCTCCGGGCCTTCATAGGAATACATTACTTTATATTCCAAAGTCTTTGGTTTCTTATCGGTCAGTTCGCTTAATGGTTTTGATAATGACCTTTCAATGATTATATCCTGCCCAACTCTTGTCGCTTTCGCTGTTAATACACCATCTTCTTCTAATTGGGTTATTTTAGCCCGTACATCATCTTGTGCTATTTTCAAAGTAGAGGCGATTACTTCAGGGGTGATTCTTTTGTCTTTCTGTATCAAATCCAAAATAGCAGCATCGGTTGCCATAATCTCATCAAACTTGTGAACCTTGCGGTTGAAAACCACCTGGTATTCGTCTTTTGATTCACCACAAGCAGAAAACTCCATCAACAGTTTCTCATCTTCATCTTGACTTGAAAAAAGACCATCATGTGTATTGGGGTCATCGTCTAAACCTAAGTAAGCGTTCACATCTTCATCACTCAATCCAAATGCCTTTAATTGTAAAGCTGCTTGTGCCTTCGTTAATTGACCTTTGGTAAACAGTCTTACAATCCGTAAAAGCTGTTGCTGTTGTCTGCCGCTTACGTTTGTTAAAGCCTCGTTCTGTACTGCTGTTGGTTGTGTTACGGATGGGTATTTAGACAGGTCAATTCCTAATTTGTCAAGTAAGTATTCTTTCGGGGCTATCTGTAAAAGTGTTTGCTCTGAAAACTCTACTGCAATCGGTTCAACTGGAGTGATTACCATTTCTTCTTCAAAGCCCCACCATTTAGAAATTTCTGTAAATACACGCTCTAAAATCTGTTGGCGGTCATTACAATAAGTACTCTTGAAGATTTCGTAAGCATCACGCATTTCTGTTCTGCCTCCGAGTTGCCCTTCTGTTTTAATTCCAAAAAGTACAGGACTTGTTACCTGATGCCCTGCGAAAATATCCTGCTCAATCTTTTTATTTAAGATGTCAAAATGCTTGTCCAATTCTGTACCGGATAAATCCAAAACAGTTGGTGCTTTGGCAGGGTCTTGATTGAATGTAACTACAATAGAACCTGCATTATCTGAACCTGTGAACTTCTTTTTAAATCGTCTTTCGATGTCTTTCTGTTCTTCTTCTGTTGGTACACCTTGATTAAAGTTGATTAGCTTAGAACTAAACATCCCGTTTTTAATCGTTGATAAATGATACCTGCTAATCTCAATATCCGTTTCAATCGCATTTAAAGCACCGATGTATGAAGGGTAGGGGTACACTTCAACACCTGGTCTGTATGTTTTATAATAGTACAACTGCACTCCCTGTGGGTTGGCAGGATTGAACGCATTAACTACTTTGGGCTTTTCTTTTCTTTCGTCCTTTGTCCAGTCTTTAATAAAGAACTGTGTATTTTCTTTATTGCTGCGTATCTTCTGAAAAGGCACATGATACACCGCACCGATATTCCCCAATGCGTTCCAATGCACTTCCCATCCAAAACCTTCAAACACTTCTAAATCCAATGCTGTTTTTTTCAGCAGGTCGTTAATGTTGTAAAACTTGTTTGTATTCTTGGTAAAGTCTGTCTTTGCTCCGCTTTTCGTTCCGATGCCGTTCCCGGTGATGTAATTCACCTTACCCAACACAATAGCATTGTGCTTTGCTGACTTGTTAAACATCCTCAATAATTCATTAGGGTAAAGATTATCCTCACCGTAATAAATCCACGCCTTACCACTCATTTCAACCAATTCAGGCAACTTGAAATCAGCGAATTTTATAAAACTAACTTGCATCATAAGTCTTAAATGTTACTTCTTGTGAATATTGTTCAAACGAAACATCTGTACCATCGGATAAAAACATCAACCCTTCTTCCAACAGATCCCCAGTTAAATCTTCGTCTGTGTTGGTAGTGCTTGCCTGTTCGTAAACCTTATAAGCAAACCACCCTTCTTTTTGTGTGTTGAACTGACTATTAACTACCAGGCTAAACTCATTCCATCGCTCTTTATTTGTGCTTACATCAGAACTGTTTACAAGCACAAACTTTACTTTCTCATTCGTTGAACGATTGGTAAACACAAACAGATAATTCGCATCCACAATAGTTTGCTTTTCTGTGAGTGTACAGATTATTGTTCCCGTTGTTCCTTTGGTGAGTTTAATCATCGTCTATAAATACTTAAAAAGTAAACCCCACCTAAAAAGGCAGGGTGTCTTACTCCTAAAATCAACATGAAAATTATCCTTGTGTTTCTAAAGCTGCTGCTGTGGTTGAATCAACTTCAATCATCGGTTCAGGCTCTTGACCTGTGAATGTCAGTGAGTAACCGCTTCTGTCTCCAAAAGCTGTACCTGTTCCAAGTGTCCCGGTTGTTAAATCAACACCTCTGCTCTTGCCTACCATCCAATATTTTCCATTGTTATCTTTCACCACCGCCAATAAAGTATTTTGGGCGAGTAGTTTAATTTCATTTCTTACAGCAGTTGAAAGTTTATTAACCACAATCTGCAATTCAGAAGAATAGAAAACTGTTCCATTCTCAACAGAACCGTTAATTGTTTCAGTCAATGCTCCTGTCTGCTTTGGAAGTTCATATTTGTAAAAGCGTTTATTCGATGCCTTAGTGATTCCTGTTACTACACCACTTGCTGTGGCAATCGTAGTAGCGTTGGCTTTCTCCATGAAGTAAACCTCCACGATGCCACCACTGGAATCCTTACAGTCTAACGAGTAACCGCTTGTTAATGCACAAGCCATTTTTTTAATTTAAAAGGTTAAGGGGAGTGTTACCTCCCCGATAATTATGCTTCAAACTTCACAATCTCATCCATGAAGGCGAATTGAACACCCATCTTAGTTCTTACAGTAACTTTGATGTTCTCATCATCTTCTGAATAGCGAATCCAAAAGTTATTTTCTTCTCCTGCCAGGTCAGTACCTAAGAAGATGTTGCTCATACGGAAAGCGTAGATGTCATTCAAACCATCCAAGCCATGTACAGGAACAACTACATAGTTAGTGCCGGGTACTACGAAACTTGCATTGTCATCATCGTACTTTTCGCCTTTAGCGTAGTTGAAAAGGTTTTTCTCAATGTAACCATCAACCAAAAGACCAAACACATCCCATCCCATGAAGATGCGAACATCACTCTTACCTTTAATCTTAGCCGGAAGTGCTTTGATGATTGCTTTTACTGCATTGATAGCTACTGTTGAAGTAGTAATGCCAGTTGCAGGAGTACCGTAATAACCTGTTGTGTTTGCATCAACTACTGTTCCACCTGCAACAGTGATATGTCTTTTAATACCGTCAAATTTGTTTAACAAACCGTTTGAGCCTGCACTACCTGCTTTGCTTGCTTGCCATAATGCAACCTCTAAGGCTTCGGCAATTTTTTTCGCTTTTAATTCTGAATAGTCAGAAGCAAAAGCCGCAGTAGTGTATTCGCCACCTGCTTTCAAAGCCTGCTGTGTATAGTGAGGCTCTAAATCCTTATCGCAAAGGATTTCATTTACCTTAATCTTACCAACTTCCAAAGTGCGCTGTGTAAATTCAGTTGTTCCACTTGCGTTAAATCCGCAATTTGAATCGTCCTGAAAGAACACATCTGTGTCCATGCGGTTAATTTTCTCGCTTGATTTAATATCAACACGAACATTTCCGAGTGCAAGAATTTCTCTTTGTGTTCTTGCTTCAAACGTTGAGTTCTTTACCAGCAGATCAACGTTTTCTTTTGTATAGGCGGTTAAACCTGTTACTAAATATGCCATTTCTTAGTTTTTAAAAAGTTTGAGTACGTTATTTAATTTGTCTTGTTTTGTTTCTGTGAATGCACGAAAACCACTTGTAGGCGCAACGCTTGGTTCTGTTGAAGGCTCTTTTACGAGTGTTTCAACTAAACTCACAAGCCCTTGCATGGCTTCGTTTTGCTTTTCAAAAGCAGTTTTTAAATTGTTGTGTGCTTCTGTGATTTGTGCGAATTGCGATTCGTAAGCGGAGAACTTAGCTTCAATAGCTGCAAACTTTGAACTCATATCTTCACTTGCAGGTTCTTCAGCAACAGGAGCAGTTACGGCAGCAATTAAACCGCCTTCGCTTACTTCTATTACAGTACCATCAGCAAGTGTATGAGAACCGGCAGGAGCAGGAGCATCGGCAATCTTTACCATGCCGCCCACTTCTAATTTGTCTATTGAAACAATAGTGCCGTCAGCTAATTGATAATCGCTGAATTGCACAGGCTCTGCAACTGGTGCAGGGGCTTCGTTAAAAACGATAGCCTTTATCTGTTTTAATGTTTCTATTGGGTTCATACAGGCATAAATACCCAACCCTATTAAATAGCCGCATTTAAACTTTCAGGAAATTTTGAAAATATAGTATTTTAAGTATTTACAGGAATCAAAGAAGTAAACGCTTCCTGTCTTTTTTTGTTAATCTCAAAAAAGTTGTAGTGTGTTTTGCAGTATTCGTATAGCCTTTCGCCTTGCTCTAATCGGAATCCTTTGTCATTGACTAATTTATTAACCCAATGAATCCACATCTGACTATCTGAAGCATAGTTTACTAAATCTTCAGGAAATCCAAGATAGGGGTGTACTGCACTCACTACCACCGGAATTCTTTTTCCTGCTGCTTCTAATATTTTCAGATTCGATTTGTACTGATTGAAATTACTTTTCTTTAAAGGTATCAGCATAATATCGGCATAGGAGAACAGTTGATAATACTCATCTACTGGCATACCTCGTAAAGCTGTTCCATCATAGTTACCGTTGTACATAAAATAATCAGCCATCTTCCCCCAAATACCTGCTTCGTAAGGATTCCCATCAGCATAGCCTCCGATGTAGCATTTTACCTTATCCTTTATGTGAGGAAAAAGTTTTTTCATAGGGTCGGCTATTACTTTTAAATCCAGTTCGTGAGAAATACCACCCGCCCAAAAGAGTTTTATCTTTTCGGTTGGTTCTACCTGGTCAATGTACTGCCCAAATCCGTAGGGTATGGCATTAGGGCAAATAACAACATTTTCATTATAGGGTCTTATGCGTTCTGCTAATCTTTCATGTGTGCAGGTAACTAAATCTGCTTTTCGCAAGTGTTGGGTTACTTTTACATCATAACCTCCATCTGTGTAATGGTCGTAGTCCATGTGATGGTGGTCAAGTACCCAGTAATCGTCCATATCAAGTACGAGTTTGAATCCGTACTCATCTCGTAGTTTAAATAGATCATCTTTTGCCCACATTCGGTTTACAAAAACAATATCCCATCTTTCTTTAAATGTATCTTCTGTGATGGTATCGGTTACTCTTGCACGTTCTTTGCCTTCCATTAACATAGAAGGAAGCCAAATGCGATGATAGAAACAGCCGGAGAAACGATGACCTAAAGCGAGTATTTTCATGTTGTATTAGTAATTAATAATCTTTTAAAAGTGTTTTTATTAAATTCAGTGTACTTTCCTCTGTTCTCATTTTTAAGGGTTTCATTTCAAAATATCCCTCTACACTAAAACCTTTAAACGTGCCGTTCTTTACATCTGCCCAAGTGTTATCGCTTTTTACTTTCGCACCCAAAAACCAAGTACCATCGGGTAAATGTTCAAACTGTTTCATCTTAGGAATACCTTTATTCTCGTCCGCTATCCAACTCTGAAAGAATACCAAATCAACAGGTTTTGTTTCATCGTGCATTTCGTTTCCGTTCTTCTGAAAGTTCTTAGCAAAGAATTTCTCTGCAATCGCTTGTATGGTTTCAGCAGAAAAGGTTACGTTGTACTCCGAACCGTCAGGGTCTTGACGGTAAATAAGCATATTGGGAATCATAGCCGGGCCGACAACAATCCTTTCATCTTCGCTTACTACTGCGAATCTTTCCTGTTTATCAAATGCAAAGAAACCCTCACCGATAGCGGGTTTATCTACTAATGCAACAGCGTTTACTCCCCTTTCACTGTTTTCATCTTCGCTTATTCTTAATTCAAATATTGGTAGTGTCATATGGTACTGTTTCTTTTTAAAATATCGTTTATCTGATTCTGATTCTGTATGTCTGCATTTAATATATACGCTCTGATTGCGTTATTCCCTAAATTGTTAATTGCAGCAGCGTTTAAACTTGTGGCCTGTGCTTGTGGTGATAGGGCAGGAGTTAATGGTGATACTCCACCACCGCCACCTCCTGCATTACCTGCGCCTGCACTTGCGCCATTCATAAACTTCTGAATGGATGCGGCTGCTATTGTAGCGATGCTTACACCTGCTCTTATTTTAGCTTTTAATGCGGCTGCTGATTTTAAGGCAAGACCACCATCAGGAAGTAATGACCATGTAGGGTTTGAATAGTAACCTGCAATTTCTTTTTGCGTATCAATAACAACTTTTGCAATAGCCAAACCCCTATCCAAAGCAAACAAAGTGTTTTGAAGTGCTTTGTTTTTACCTGCTAAACTTGCAAGCAGATTTAAACCTGCGGAGGCTGCCTCAAATTTTGCATTCTGCAAATCAATCTCTGCTTGTTTCAAAGCATGGTTATAATCTAACTCTAATTGCTTTTCTTTCTCCCTTTGAGCCTTTCTGTCCTCCAACCATTTAGCATACGATTCAGCTTCTCTTGTTCTTCTTTCTTCCCTTCCAAAATCTTCTTCTGTTGAAATGTCGTTACGAACTTTTTTAAACATTTCCATTCGCTCCACCGCAGCCTTCCACATTCTTATTAGCCTTTGCCTATCTTCTTCTTCTTCCTCTTTTCTTATTCGTTCTCTTTCTGCCGCTCTTTCTTTTTCCCTTTCTGCTGCTGCCCGTCTTTGTTCTTCTAACTTACCTTTGTTTTTTTCACGTTCTTTCCTTAATTCTTCCTGCCTTGCCGCCTCCCTTTCATCGGCTTGGCTCTTTATCTCTTTACTTTCGCCCTCCCTAAAGTTTTTAGTAAACTGGATGCTTTCTTTTACTGCATCTAAAGCCCCTTGAAAATCACCTTGTACTAATTTGATTAAAGCCTTTGCAGGAGCTAATACAAATTTTAAAATAGCATTACCTACACCCATTGCTATTTGTTTGATTCTATCCATGTTATCAAACAAACCTTTTGTAGCAGGGAATAAATCGTAGATAACGTTTTTAACTTTCTCAAAATTGGTAATCAGAAAAGCAATGGCACTTGTAATCAATCCAATGCCTAAAGCCATGAACGCACCTCTAAGAGTGGTAAACGCTGCTATTACCGGGCCTTTAATAATGCTTGCTAATCTTCCAAAGTCTTTACCCGCATCGGCAATCGTACTTAAACCCTGTGTTAATGCTAAAGCGGATTGAACTCTTAACAGTGCTTTTTCGGTATCTTCTGACTTAATACCTAATACACCCATTGCGCCAGTTAAAGCTGTGAAACCTCCTGCAAGTCCTGTTACTGCATTGCCAATTGCTTTGAACTTATTACCTGGGTCGAACAGTGCAGCTACTTCGCCTGCTTCTTTAACACGGTCTTTTAATTCGGCTACTCGTTTGGCGGCTGCTAATGCTTCTTTAGATGTAGCCCCAAATTGTTGCTGCATCTTAATAACATCACCTGTTGCCTCTTTAATCGCTTTGCGTAACTCGCCTACCGATTTATATTCTATGACGACTTCCCCGCCAATTACTTCTTTAGCCATTTATCACTTTTAAAAGTTCTACTCTTGTTAATTCGTTATTCAAACCATCGTAATCGTCAATCTTATTTATCCTGAACCGTACCCCGTCAATAAATACATCTTTAGAGAAATTTAACTTAGCAATGTCAATTGGCCTTAAGTACACATGGCACTTTAACAGCTTGGAATCTTTATCTGCTATCTCTGCGATGTAAGAACTCCAGTAAACGTTAAATAGATTATTCGATGTGTACTGGTCGGGGTCGCAGTATATCTCATTGGGTGCGCCAAAGTTCAAATCAAACGTTGGGGTAGTGGGGTCATCCAAATGCCCGGCATAACCGTAATTTGTGATAGTCGCTAAGTCTGAAACACCGTTTTTGATTTTCCAACTTGTAACACCTGTTATTTTCTTGCAAGTGAGTATTCTTAATACGGATTCGGTCAATTCTTCCTGATCTACTGAATTACCTTTTGACTTTTTATAGATTGCGGTCAGTGTTTTGTCTGTTCCTGAATACTTTATCAGTGGGCTACCTGCAAATATTACATCGGTTGTTTGTCGGTCTTTAGAGAATTGGAATCCAGTATCAAACTGCCTTGACCCGTAGGTAATATTGTATTTCTTGCGGTATTCATCGTTGTAGAAATCGCTGTCCTCTTTATACTTGTATTCAAAGATTCTGCCGTTCAGATTACCCATCGGCATGATGTTCCACGTTTTATCTCTTGCTACCTGGTACGTCCAATCCACATTTTCGCCTGAATAAAAATCTATGTATGGTTTGATGATAAGCCTTTTTTCTTCTATCCTATCCTCAACCACGTACAGGTTAAACATCTTTAAAATAGAGGCTAAGAAGTCTCGCTGAAAGATTCCTTTTGGAATAGTGTCGTTTACTCTTATGGTATCGCCTACACTTACGGGAACTTGTATATCTGTTGTAGAAATTATGTTTAGCGTATTAGCTGAAATATTAAAACTTCTTGCATTAAACGGGTCTTGGTTTTGGTAGTAGATTCTTATCACATCGCCATCTACTAAAGTGGTCTGTGTTTCAAAGGTCGAAGCAGAAGCAAAACCTACAATAATACCGTTTAACCTTAACCCGTTCTTTTCTACGTTAATTGATACGTTGGGAATACCTGAACCGCTTGCTGTAATTGAAACCCGAATCTTTGCAGGTATAGAAACAGGACTGTCAAACTCAAACGTGGAAGAATTAATCTGTATGAATGAGTTGTTGATAATATTATCGTAGTCCAAATAGAATTTACTTCCTGCGGGAATAGTAATCGCCACATCGGTATCTTCTGCCTCCAGTAATCTTTGCCCGGCTGACTTTAATTCTTTTGTGTTGTTCGGAATGATAAAACTCTTAAACCTTGCAGTGTCAAAAAAGTCGCACTCGTATTCATAGGCTGCATCCTCAAATATTTTATCTAAGTATTCTTTTACATAAAACGCAGGTCTTAAAGTGCGAATGTCATAATCTACTTTGTTGCTTGAGTAAGTGCCGTAATCAATCAACGGGTAAAAATATCCTGAACCTTGTACTGCATCCCAACTCGCTGTGATGTTTGTCGTATTGAAAACATGGTCGTAAGCACCAAAGTCTAATTCTTCTATTTTTTTGTTTGAGATAGCAGCAATCAAACCGCCTAATTCGCCAAATAAAACACCTTCGTATTCTATAATATCTCTTGTCCTTTGAATACCTATCAGTCTAAATACACCTTTTAAAACCTGCAACCCGTAAAGTCTTAACTCGGCTCTTGCTGTTTGTGCTACATTAAAATTCTTGCCGATGTTCCTTTGACCGATTACATAGGGGTTTGCATTGCCCAATTCAAAGATTAAACCTAAAGCGTTGTTCGTTCTGTTTGTTCCTTTTAAAACTATCTGCTTGCTAAAAGAAGTATCTCTGTTTGCAAAACGTGCAATATCATCTATGGCATAACTCAACTGTATGCCTATTTTCTCGTCAATATCTACTTCCTGGTTTTCTACGAATAGTTGATACATTACCTAAATTGTGAGTTTTTAACGATGCCAAATTCTATTTCCACTTCCAACAACTTAGCCTTATTCTGTAAGCTGTTTGTAAACTCGTAGTCTGTATTGGTTATTTTAACTGGGATTAAATCCTGCCCCGGTCTAAGAAGGTACACCAAAGGCGAATTAACCAACTCTGCTAACCATGCGTATTCTTCCGTACTAAGAAAATCAGATGTTAGTTTCATTTTTGACTTAATCATGTTGGCGTAAGTCATTATAGATTCATTGTAGATACCCGAATACAATTTTTCCTTCATTGTAAACCCGTCCAGCTTCCATCGTTGTTTTTCAAACGATTTCTTTTCGCCTGTCTGCATTAATACACCATTGACAAACGTAAACGAATCGTAGCCGCCAAAAGCATTTAGAAAGACAAGCGTAAAGCATTCGTATTTGGTACACTTATTCTCTATCTCATAAGTCTTGATAACTGCGCTTGTATCTTGATTAATAATTCTTAACCTGTTGCATAATGTATTTGTTACAGGGAAAACAATACATTGCCCACTTCCAAACACATCCCTTGTTTCTGTTGAATTGTCAGCATATCTAAACTCCCGCCTGTAATTAACACCAGTGTTTAACCTGTGCGAAAAAACAACCGGGTGGAATATACTTAATGAATCTGTATAAGATTTTAAAGTAGTCGGCCTATTGGAAGTTATTATAACCCCACTGCTTAAAGAGGTATCTAACTTTTCAAAGTTTAATCTTGTGTAGTTGTTGTATGCCCTGAAATTACCCGATGCTAAATTAGAAGTGATTACACCGCTTGCATCCTCCCCGTACCTTAATTGGTAGTCAGTAAAGAAAACATCTGTATTCATTGTGAACTCTGCATCTTGGGAATAAATGTCAAAGCCGCCTAACTCGCAGGAATCTAAAGTAGAACGGACAATAGTACCCACGTTTATCACTCCGTACTTATCAGTACCAAACGGCTCACTCTTTACTCTTGTAATTATATCACCGTCTTTGTAAATGTCAAACACATATCTAAACCCGTCTCCGTTCTTATTGGTTGAATCTACAACGTGCCACAGTTCTTCATGTGCTGAACTGAAATCATCGGGGGTACTCTTAATCGTAATACTCATTTCTTCTTTATTCGTTTAACCATGTTTCTCAAATCAATCTTTATATCCTCGCCTAATGCTTTGGACATTTGTTGTCCAAAATCTGCAAAGGTTGAATCAAATGCTTTCGTCCAAAATCCTGTTCCTGTGATACCTTTTCTTTTAATTGACCTCGCTATTAAATACGCTAACTGCCGCTCTTTTTTAACCGGGTCGATTGCTTTGGATTCCTGTTTTGTTTTACCATACTTAATATCTGATACCTGTATTTTCTTTCTGCCTTCACGCATCCACTTTCGTATGGCCTCAACGTGTGTTTTAGATGGGTTGATGAACTTAAACTTGTAAGGGGTATTCTGTGAACCTTTTACACCTTTCACCCCTTGATTGATGTAGTCGTAATAATCAGCAACGAATAGAGTGAGCTTGTACGATCTGCCCAATGTTTTAGTTTCAAAGCGGATGGAGCTTTCTAATTTCCCCGTTTGTGTGGTGTTGCTTGCGTTTAAATTATCCTTCGCCTTGTTTATAAATTCCTCTGCATACAAAGCAATCATAGCCTCCACCGTGTTTAATTTCGGTGCGGCTGTTTGCTCGTCTCCCAATGTATCTAAGAAATCACCGCCTAATAACTTGGCTAGTGCTTGTGCTATACTCGGCATACTTATAAATACTAAAAAGCCCCTCTAAGAATAGAAGGGCTGCAAAAGAATGAAACTCAAAACCTATTTTGCGTAAACTTTCTTCATCATTTCTTCCTCGTACAGATTTTTGTTTTTAAGATAAAGCATATCGTTTAAAAACTGCATCGTGGGTATTTCATAGGCTTGCTCTAAACTAATTCTTTCGTACTCTGCAACCCTTTCGATGGAGTAAAACCATCCATAATCTCGGATAAAATTTGAACCAAACGCTGGCTGTCCTCCATTGTCATCTTCCCCTCCAGTTCCTTCATCATAGAGGCTTGGGAACTTTGAATCCAATCGTTTAATACATGATAAAAAAAAACCACGTTGTTGTAAACATCTACAAAATTCGCTTTCTTCATGTCCTCCGCATACACCGCATGGTCTTTGACATTGTAAGGCTGAACCTTCCACCCGAATAAACCTTTTTTCATAGGGTACACACAAGAGGCAATTAACTTGTGCAGGTTCTCGGCTATATTGCTGCTCATTACTTTAGATTCAATATAACGGGCTGCTGGCATATTCTCAATCTCATGGCAGAACATATACCTTTTGCCGTTTACATCAATAAAACTTTTGGCGGTCTTGTCAAAGTTTAAATCAGAAAGAAACTCGTATTCCTTTTCTTTGTCCAGTAACCATTTGTATGGCTTTGAATCTATTTCATCAATCGCCATGCCTTCCAAGATGCTTATCACTTCCACAAGCATATCCAACCCGTTATCGTTTTGAACGATAGGGTAAAGCTGTTGGTATTGTTCAACTGTTAAGTCATTCCATGTCATATAAATACATACTTAAAATTGGTACTTGAATCTTTATACTGCTTCCACGCCATCGCCAACGCATTTACACAGTCATCATGCAGTCCAGGCGGTGCGGTGTACACTGTTCCTGTTCTTGTGTACTCGTATTCAAAAGAAGTAAGTTCATCGGTTATTATACCTTCAGGAAATGTTATTTTCCTCTGCTGAATCGCTACTGCCAGCCCTTCCATTAACTGCTGCTTACTCCAACGGGTGTATTTTTCCCCGTACACATCTTGCCTATTCTTCTGCACTTCTTCCACGATAGGATCTCCAACACCTGTACTGTCTATCCGGCAAGGAGCTTTCGGCAGGTTAAGAATTTCGCCTTTCGTTGCCATCCAGTCTTTTTGAAAGCGGTCAAAGTAACACACCTGCCCGAATTTATCCAATCCGATGATGACCGTCCAGTCTTGGCTTTTCGCTAAATCAATACCATAGCACACAGGCGGCTCTTTACTCATCGGCATAGTACAGAGTTTAATAAAGTTGTAACCAAACGGGTTGGCAACGTTATCATTGAACTCGGCTAAATACTCCTGACTAAATGCAAGTTCAGGTAAGTCTTTTCGTGCTGCTTCTATCTCTGAAATATCAATATGCGGATTTGTGGAGGTCGGCATCTGCCAACTCATCCAACCTTCTTCGCCTGACTTTCCACGCATGAAGAACTTATAAAAATCATTTTTGCCTTTAGGTGTACTCATAAACCACGCATCACCTTTTAAATCGGTAAGGGTAGGGCGGATGGCTTCTGTCCATGATTGCCAAAGGTTTTTATTAAAGGCTGCTTCGTCAATGATAACTACTTTGTATTTACGGGAACGACCTGCTAACGGGTTTTCCATGCTCCAAAATTCAATCGCACCACCGCCAACCAACTGAATGAATTGGTTATCGTGTTTCTTTACTGTCATCGGTTCTACTCGCTGATAAACTTCGTTAAATGTTCCTTCTAAAAGTTTATAGGTAGGTGCAAAATAAGCTGTTGGAAATCTGTTAAATGCTGACCTTATGAGTATTCTTGATGCCAGTACTGATTTGCCCCACCGTCTGCCACAATCAAGCACGTTAAAACGTTTGGCTTCAGAAAGAATCTGATGCTGCGCTTCGTGTGGTATTGGTAGTTTTATGTCCTGTGTCTGATTCATCAATGAGCCTGTATGTTGTATCGTTTTTATTTTCTGCTTTGTCGGTCATTCCTAACCTGTTCTTAGCGTAGAATATTCCCTTGCCTTCGTTGGCTACAATATCCTCTGCCAGTGCTTTAAATTGCTCGTCTATGCTTTTTATAGTGTTCGATAATGGATGTTCTTGCTTCTTCATTGCATCGTACCAATTCGTTCTTTTGTAGAAATCAAAGTGCTGCCGTCTCAACCAATGCAGTAAAAAATAATTAACGGTTGGCAAGTGTCTTTCTTTTATCTTGATTGCACCTTTTACTGTTGGTACTTCTTTAGTTGATTCAATACAATAATCACAATACTTATCTGCCATGTCCTGCAATTCAACAGGGTCTATATCTCTGTATTGGTTTGCCATATCAAATAACCTTTTCTGTTTTTATGTTCCTGTAATTCAGCCTCAATTCTTTTTCGGGTATTAAATAATGACTGCCCCAGTTGTTTTTTTTGTTCTCATCGCTTAATCTTTCCGCAAATTCCTTGTGTCTTGCTACAACGTAATCTTCACTTAGCCCTTTATAGTGCAGCATTTTATATTTGTTTTCCGAATACAACACATCGCCTTCAGGGTTTGAAGTGTGGCATCCGGCACTGTAATTGATTTGTTTTATCTTTTGTTTGTTGAATAGTATTGACTTGTCGTAAATGGGCAGCCTTACACCGTGTTTCATGTTTTCTATGTCTATGTATGGCAAGCTGTTGTACATTTCGTATGCTTCTGTTCTTATTATAGATACGCTTTTTTGATGTTCTGCCAGTAACTCGTGTTGGTTGATATGGAGTATTTCGTCAATATCGCAGATTAAAACCCAATCTGTTGCCGATTGTTTCCAACAGTTGTTTTTTATTCTTAGATACTCGTTTTCGTTTATCAGCCCCCCAGTGTCAAAGTTTTCGACCTTGCATCCGTTGCTTTCAAATATGTCTTTTGTTTTGTCCGTGCTGCAATTATCAAACAAAGTAATCTTACAATCGGGGAAATTACTTTTGTAATGATTAATAAAGAACTGTGCTAAAAGTTCCTCATTGTAGCCTATGGTGTAAATAGAAATCACTTTTCAAATATTAGTAACGTGTCTTTAAACCAATAAGTATTTTCGTTAATAACGCTTCTTGCTGCTTTTGTTTTTTTAGGGCTGTAAATCAATCCTTTCTTTTCTATCAGTTCAACAACTTCGTGGTTGTCTAAGCAATTCACGTGGCCTCTGCCTGGCTGCCCTCTTACAGCCCACGATAAAATTAAATAGTGGGTGCAGGTATTACATAAGTTATCTATGAATACGCCTGCGTATTCAGCCGGGATATGTTCGCCCACCTCCAAACAAATAACATTGCCGCTTTCTTTGATTGGCTTAGTGAGATCGTGTGAAATAATATTTTCAAATAATTGTTTTTCGGGTATCATGCCTTCGTAACCTACCAAATTAGTAAACCCGCTTTTTTGCAATTCGGATAGATAAAATCCTAACCCACAACCAAAATCTACAACCCTTGTGTTTTTGTCTAAGAAATCACAAAGCCACTGGCTTAGTTCTAAGCTATGAATGTGATGCAAGTGGGCTGTGCTTGCTTCCCAAAAACCTGTTGTACTGATGTTATTTTCTTGCATGTATTACCCCCATAATATTGTCATCTAAACAGTGATAACCGAATTTGTTGATTGCAAATATTTTAAAACCAAACTCTTTTAATTTGTTTAGTACAACTATTTTGCATTCTTGGCTGTGGTATTCTATTGCTATTTCAGTTGCTGTGCCTAAATCCTGAAGTTCATTTAAAACCAATTCATTACCCTCAATATCCATTTTTATAACATCGGGGGAGTATTGACTTATCAGTTCTTGCAGTTGTTCAGCTTTTGTAATATTCAAGCAGAGAAAGGTATCGTTGGGGTATAACTTAGACAACGTGTCTAATTCGGGTTGCGTTACATCTACACCCACTATTTTGGATGCGCCCCGTTTGATAAAGTATTCAGGAGTGCATTCGTGAGGTTGCCACAACCAACCGCATCCCAAATCAAGTACAGTCTTACCGTACAAATCTGAAATGTCATTCCAGTGTTCATAAGGATTTTCACTGTTGATTACTTTTGTTTTAAATGTATCTTGTTCCATCTTTAGTGTGTGCGTGTGTGCAAATAAGTTCGTGATTGTTATAAAAAGAAAATTCATGCTTGGCATCAATACAAATCCAGGCATCGGGGAAAGGTATTAAATTGTCGGGGTCATATCTGAATGGGTACTTTTCAATCAGTTCTCTTTTGTAAAGCGTACAACCCGATAACACATGCGGCACTTGCTGAACTCCTGTTAAGGTGTAATCATGGAAGCCTTCGTAATACAATGCACCAACAGCCCCTGTGTTGGCAGGTAAGTTTTCAATTGTGCTTACCAATGTTTTTACCGTGTTTTGGTTGGTGAGTATCACATCGCTTTCAACAATCAAAAAATATTTACATTCTGTTGTTAAAAACATTTTTCGTAAATAGGATACGGATTCAGTAACTTTTCTGTGGAAGGTTGTTTGTTGCGGATGTATCGGTATGTCTAAATTCTCTACAAATTTTAATTTAAACCTTTCCTTTATGGAGTTGCAATATCTTTGGCTGTCGTTGCTGTTGTCTATCACATGCACACAATCGCCATCTATATTCGTTAATAATGAATTGAAAAAAATGTCATCGCAATATCTTTTAGACTGATGCGTATAAACAGCACAAAAAATATCATGTGTCATAAATCGTAAAATCTTATCAGTCTTTCAATGATGTTATAAAAGCATCCTTTACAGTAATAGTTGGCAAAGAATGTAGAATCTATTTCACTCTTGTATATACTTTCAATCTCTTTTTTTACTTCCATTGGTATTTCCCGCAGGTAGCCTAATCGTACCGTTGCCCAGTGTGGTTCAAGTTCTTTGAACTTGTCTTTGTTAGTTAGATGTGTTACTTTTCGAGCCATGCGCCTATTGATGCTGCTAATGTTACGGTGAATAAAAAGTTTACAAAATAAGTAGGGCAGAAGTATAGAATTACCGCCAACCAAAAACTTAAACACAACCCACAGTTAAACGGTTTAAAGTTCAGTTTCCATCGTTCAGGCATCCGTAATACGTGAATAAATATCCACGCTGTTAATGCTGCGGCTATTGCGGTCATACTATTTTAGTGATTTTAAAAGGTTTCACTTCTTTGATGAATGCTCCAGCACTTGACTTACTTGGGATGTTACTGGATTCAAGTTTGTACTTGATAAACTCCATCACATCATCCATGATGTCTAAAACGTTTTCAGGATTTACATTTTCCTGTACATCTAAAACGATTTCCAAACTACCCACAATGTAATTGCCGATTAACTTGCCTTCCATACCCGTCTTTAATTTTCGTCTTGCATTTTTTAAGATTCGGCCTACCTGGTCTTGACTTATGCCGGTGGCTTTGGCTGCTCTGTAAATAGAGCCTTTCTCTAAGTAAATACTCAACATAGAGGATTCAACCCAATGCAGGTCTTTTTCAATCGAATCTTTTACTTTGGTTTCTTTCTGATCTCTTTCGGTGTCGTAATCTTCTGTTGAAGTGTCTAATTCATCGTTGAACTCAACATTTGTTTTGCGGTAGGTTCTGTTAAACTTGCCTGACTTTTGGAATATCATCCGTTGGACTATCCCGGTGGCGAAGTATATCAGTTGGTTGTTGCAGTGGAGGTCTTGTATTTTTTCTTCAGGTTGGGAGCAAAGGACTAAGAATAATTCAGATTTGAGGTCTTGTTGCCCTGCTCCAGCATCAAACTTGGCAAGCATTTTACATAGGTTAGCTGAATTATAAAATTCAGTGAGAATCTGATTTTTCGTGATAGATGCAGCCAAATGATTCATCAAATTCGTTTGAGTGTTGTAAAATGACTACCGCAGCTTTTTCTTTAGGAACAGCAAACACCAAATCTTTAACAACAGGGTTAGAGCATTTACCTAATCTTGAAGTATAATGACAATCATCAAAGGCTTTAACTCTATCTCCACTATGGATCCAATATTTGCAGTTACCGCACAACATCAAAACTAAATTTTAAATTATCCAAAAAAAGTCCTATTTATCAGATATGTTGATAATACACGATTTACACGATTTTAAGTTCAAAATACACGATTTTTAAAAAATCATGTAGCGGTTAATAATATGACTATCAAGCATTTATAATTTTAATACACGATATACACGATTTTTTCAAATAGTTAGGGGGGGGTACTTTTCACCAAAAAATGGGGGTGTATAGAAGAAGTAGAATATGTAGTAAATCGTGTAATCATGTATTTTTATTGACGACAAACATCGGTTCATCTTCTATTTTTTTTGACTACAAACATAGGCTCATCTTCTATTTGTTCATAAAACGGTGTCAGGAAGTGGATGGTTATTTTCATTGCTTGAATGTGTTTGGTGTATTTCCGTTCCATATCTTTTTGGCGGGTGGGGTTAAGTTTGTGCTTAACGTTATCTTGCCAAAACTGATACATTTCTTGGTATTCAGCAAGGATAATTTTTAGTCGCTCTGAAATAGAACGTTTTACTGATTTGTTAATAATTCGGCTAACGGGCATTTTCTTTGGGCTTTTGTAATAATTCATCAGTCTGTGTTTTTGCTTAGTTCTATGTATTAGATAGTTATGAGGCAAAATAAGACAAAACCAATAAATTATGAAATGAGAGTTCCTTTTCTCTACTATCGCATAATTAATAATATGGTTTAGTAGAAAATGTACTGAAATTCAATGGGGTAGAAATTACCTTTTTTCTAAGAGTGTTGCTATTAACTCTTTTAACAGCTTTACCTCAATCTTTAACGCCTCGTTTTCTTTCTTAAGCCTTTCGTTTGGTTCATTTCCGTTTCCATTCATAGCAGTCTTGGTGCTAATGGTGGGGGTGGTGTACACTTTATCTTTAAGAATATCTGAATACTTATTTTCTAAAGCAAATAATATTTTACGGGAAGTTCCTTTCCTTCTTGCATCATACAATGCCTGACGGGTAACACCGATTTCAGAGGCAATATCCTCCATTGTGTACTTTTTTTTGTACTGAATAATATCTAATATTTCATTGACCCGATTAACCACAAAAAAAATATTTTAAAAATATTTGTAAAGAAATTTGGAAATCCAAAATACTTTACGAATCTTTGCTAAGTAATTATAAAGGTATAACAAAAATCACAAAATCAAAATGAAAGTTCCTCAACACATTTTAATCATGGCTAAGACTTACCTAAGTCATGGCGATATTTCAAAGATTATTGATTCTAATGATTGCTCCCGTTACGAGATACAGCAGGTGTTAAGCGGTGAGGATTCAACACCTGAAGCGATTGCTGCTGTTGCTAAGTATTACAAAGAGAAAGAAGAAATATTATCTGATTACATTAACTAAAACCTACAAACATGAAACATGACCAATTTGAACTGATTATCTCACGTTCACATTTCCGTAACTGGAATTTCGTTTTAGAACCCACTGTAATTGTTGATTACAAATTCGAGGAGATAAACTATTTTATTGAGTACGTTTCCTTTACCCCTGAAGTTATGTTACAATTACGCCCTACTGCACATCTTGACATCTTGGAAGAAGTTAATAAGGCGGTGTATGAGCGTGTGGTTGATTCATTAGCTGACAACTACATGGAACTGCTGGAAAGAACTGGACTTAAACAAAAGGAGGTAGCATGATTACAGGAATCTTTGGTTTAGCCACGATAATTATAACCATATTCATTTGGTGCTTCTATAAAGGCGTTATTCAACCTGAACAGGAGTTTAAGAAGTACCGCCAGCAAATGAGAAAATATAAAGCCTTTGTTGTTGGGTTGGTTTTATCAGTTAGTTCTTATGGTCAATTTGTGGAGTTAGCCCCTACCTTGACAAACGGGAGGTTAGGCATGGAGTTACAGGCAGGTTTGAGGGTAGGGGACTTTTTTACATCTGTTGGCTATGTGGCAATGATTAATTCAAGTCAGCCAGCACTATTTAACGCAAGGGCAGGGGTAGTATTGAATAAGAACGGCAACAATAAGTATTTGATTTATGCAGGTGGGGTTCGTGTATTGAAGTCAACCGATTACAAAGAACAAAACTACTACACATGGCAGGTGGGCGGTCAATGGCACTTTGCTTACTATGACAGGGGAACTTTTTATGTAACTGGTATTTATTCCCCTAAGTTCATCAGCTACGGAATTGGAATGAGTTACAACCTATTTAAAGATTAAATTTTTCTCATACAGTAGTTTAGGTTTAGTTAACGTACCCTTTATTCTTATCGGGTACTACTTTAAAAAAACAGCAGAGGGCTTAAAAAAATATTGGGGCGGTTAATCATTTAATTAAAACGGTTGGAAGGTTACTAAATGGTTTCTAACAAGCCGCCCCTTTTTTAAACAATTAACAATTAACATTATGACGATAGATTCAGCAGCCAATGAAGTAGAGGCAATGATAATGCCTATGTACTTAAAAAGTCAAATCATTGATTTGATTAAGAAGATACAACCAGTAGTGATAACCAATACCAAGATCAAGACAGAGTATGTCAAGCAGGACTGCAATCCCGATATTAACCTTGACAAAATAGCCCAGCAGGTAGAGCGTGAGACAGGTGTTTCATTGGAAGAGATGCGCTGCAAAAGAAGAACCAAAGATATAGTCAATGCCAGGTGCTTATTTGTACGGATGGTATTAACAAAGGATATATTGTACAACCGATGTGAGTTGATGGCCTACATCAACAAAGACCACAGTTCCATCTATTGGTATGCCGGAGGCAAAGACAATTCATGCGGTATTGAGCCACTAAAAATCACAAGAAAATATGAACAATTTTATCATTGACCTGCCCAATAAGCAGATGACTTTTTTGGACAGCAGGTTTTACGCAACAGACAACGGTGGCTATGTGCCATCCGTAACAACAATACTGGAAGCATACCCAAAGGGCGCAGCTTATTATGAGTGGCTGAAGAAGAACGGAGAGGACAGCGATGCCATACGTGATGAAGCGGGGCGCAGGGGGAGTGTGGTGCATAAGCTGACGGAGGCTTACGACAGAGGCGAAGAGGTGCAGTTGATGGATGAGAACGGGTACATAGCCTATAAGCTAAATGAGTGGGCAATGTTTGAACGGTATGTTGATTTTAGAACAAGGTACAAGTTTGACATTATAGAGATAGAGCAGAACATAGTGTCCGAGAAGTTAGGCTTTGCAGGTACGTTGGACAGGATTATTGAGATGGATGGCAAGAAGATACTGTTGGACATAAAGACCTCTAACGCTGTGTATGCTTCTTACTGGTTACAGTTAGCCGCTTATGAGCAACTGCTCACCGATATGCACAGGTACAACATGATAGATGAGGTGGCGATATTATGGCTCAATGCCAAGACAAGGACGGAAGGTAAGAAAGGTCAGGTGCAGGGTATTGGGTGGCAATTAATCACCAAAGAAGATACTGACAAAGATTGGGAGTTATTCAAGGCAACACAGCAATTATGGCTTGCCGAGAATGAGACAGCCAAACCCAAGCGCACAACGTATCAATTAAGTTACCAATTTAAAAACCTTGCTGTGTAAAGGCAACAGCGATTAATTATGGGCTTATCTAACACAGGTGGGAAGATTACCTACCTCAACTTAAAACAGGGCAAATTTGCCCGTAAAAACGCAAATGGAGACATTGAGTTATTTGATGCGGTGGATGGCATCATCAGAGGGGTGGAGTTTAAGGATGACGAGTATCAAGGTACTAAGTTCCGTAAGCTGCTGCTCACATTGCAGGACGGTGATGAGAAGTACTTAGTGCAGGTGCGTACCGATAGCGGTTACTTCAGAGGCTTAACCAACAGTATTGCTAATGCAAATGTGGATGTGCCGGTGAAGTTAATAGCATCAAGCAAGCAGGTGGAAGGCAAACCACAGACCACCATCTTCGTCAATCAAGAGGGTCATGCCCTTAAATGGAAATGGACGAAGGATAATATGGGTGAGTTGCCACAGTTGGAGACGGTAAAGTTAAAAGGAAAAACCGTGTATGATAACTCAAAGCAGCTTGAGTTCTTTGAGAGATTTTGGTTATCGCTGCTAAGTGCGGCAGCACCAGTTGCTGCGGTTCACGAAGATGACGTACCCTTTTAATCACTATGCCCCGATGGGTTACTATCGGGGCTTTTTTATAAAACTATGCTTAGACCTTACCAAATAGACATTGCAACCAATGCTGCTAAATTATTAGAGTGGTGTAAAATAGCCTACCTGTCAATGGAAGTGAGGACTGGTAAAACACTCACGGCACTGGCAACGGCACGTAACTACGGGGCAACCAATATTTTATTTGTAACAAAGAAAAAAGCAATCTCATCAATATTAGATGACCATGCCAAGACAGAAGGTGAAAGCGCAATATCTGTGCTGAATTATGAGCAACTGCACAATTACACCGGCACTCCTGACATAGTGATAATAGACGAAGCGCACTCATTAGGTGCATTCCCCAAGCCATCAGAACGAACCAAAAGACTAAAAGAGATATGTGAGGGATTGCCGATTATATATCTGTCCGGCACACCAACCCCCGAGAGTTACAGCCAGTTGTACCATCAGTTATGGGTGAGCAGCTTCAGCCCATTTAAAGAGTACAAAACATTTTACAAGTGGGCAGCCGACTATGTAACGATAGGTAAAAAATATTTTCACGGAGTAAGTATTAATGATTACAGCAAAGCCAATAAGAAAAAGATAGATGATGACACCAAGCATCTGTTCATCAGCTACACACAGCAAGAGGCGGGGTTTAAGCAGGAAGTGGAAGAAGAAGTATTAACGATTAGAATGAAGCCATCCACTTATTTTTTAGTGGAAAAATTACGCAGGGATAAGGTCTTTATTGGAAAAAACGGTGAAGAGGTATTAGCTGATACAGCCGTAAAGCTAATGAACAAACTCCACCAGGTATATAGCGGAACGGTGATTTGCGAGAATGGCGAAGGGATATGCTTTGACAAAAGCAAAGCCGAGTTTATAAGGGATTATTTCAGAGGTAAGAAGATTGCCATATTTTATAAGTTTAAATCCGAGTTAAATATGCTGCAATGGGCTTACGGCTATGATAGCCTGACAACCGACCCCCACCTGTTCAACAGCAGCAGTAATAAAATATTTGTATCACAGATACAATCGGGCAGGGAAGGTATTAATCTAAGCAGTGCCGATGCCCTTGTGATGCTGAACATAGACTTTGCGAGTGTAAGTTATCAGCAAGCAAGAGCAAGGATGCAGAGTATTAACAGAACCGAACCCGCAAAGGTGTATTGGGTATTTAGTGAAGGGGGTATTGAGCATAAGATATACGCTGTGGTAAAAGAAAAGCAAGACTTCACTTTAAGTTATTTCACCAATGACAGAAGCGCAACTCCAGTCAAAGATTATCAGCAAGTTTGAGAAAGCCGGATGGGTGGTGGTAAAACTAATAAGCACGAACACTAACGGCATCCCCGACTTGATGTGTCTGAAAAACGGAAAGACAATATTCATAGAGGTGAAAAGAAAAGGCTGTCATACAAGTGAGTTGCAGGATTACAGGATTCAACAGCTAAGAAAACAATTATTTCAAGTATTCGTCATAGACGATTTGAACCAAATTTTAGTATGATAAAAGAAGCAAGGCACTATCTAAAAAACGGGCTTTCCGTAATTGTAACAGACAACAGCAAACGCAGCTTATTCCAATGGAAAAAATATCAATCCGAGATTATCACAGATGATGATTTGCAGCAGCAAATGGCGCATCCAAAAGCTGAAGGCATCGCCATTGTGTGCGGGGCAGTAAGCGGAGGACTGGAGGTGATAGATGTAGATTTAAAGAATGACATCACCGGTGAACTATGGGATAAACTCACAGCACAGATACAGGAAGCGGGGTTATGGAATGACCTCAAGATTGCAAAAACAAAAAGCGGTGGGTATCATATTTTTTACCGTTGTGAGATTGTTGAAGGCAATCAAAAGTTAGCGATGCGTAAAGCAACTGCTGATGAGTTAGTCAGCAACCCGCAATTAAAGCAAGTGGTGGTGATAGAGACAAGAGGCGAGGCGGGTTATGTGATAGCATCCCCGACAAAAGGTTACGAATGGGTGAGAGGCACGTTAGCTGTATTGACAGTAGATCAAAGGGAGATGCTGCTCGAAGTGTGCCGTTCATTTAATGAAGTGTTTGATGAACCTATTACCTCTACTTACAAAACAGATACCAAAGAGTTTGGCGTAAGTCCTTTTGATGATTATAACAGCAGAGGCAATGTCATCGGGTTATTAATAAGTCATGGGTGGATGGTAGTGCGGGAGAGTGCAGATAAAGTGGTGTTCAAAAGACCTGGCACAACAGACAGTAAGTCATCGGGAGATTATAATAAGAAGCTCGGTTGGTTTAGCGTGTTCACCACCAATAGCTGCTTCCTTCCCAACAAAGCATATAAGCCCTACGCTGTGTATGCCATGCTCGAGTGTGGCGGTGATTTTAAAGAAGCAGCACGTAAATTATCAGCAGAAGGATATGGCGAAAAGCGGCAGTCATTTGGTGCGAAGTTAGAGCGTGAGGTTTTTAAAAGGAAGCAGGATGGTATGAGCCGTGATGAGTTAGTTACCTATGTAGTGCAGAGCCATCAGAAAAATATCAAAGAGGCACAGGATATAGTTGAGACACTTGACCGGCAGTGGGGTGATCGCATCTGCACGTTTTGGGATATTGATGAGAAAAGCAGAGCCATCAGCATTAACAGGAATAAGATGATGCGATTTTTAAGAGACACAGGCGGCTTTTTTATTTACTTCTATGACAAGACATCCACTTTATTTAAGTTGGTGAGGTTGCAGGATGGGTTCATTGAGGAAAGCAGTACGCAGCAGGTTAAAGAGTTCCTGAAAAGTTATATTAATGGGTTGCCGGATAGCTTTGACGGAGGGGTAACCCCCGATGATTTACTGGAAGTATTGCTAAAAGGAAGCGGCACATATTTTCAAGATTCATTCTTTGAGTTCTTTGATGCTATTGACCCCGATTTTCTTAGAAGTGAAAAAGACAAGCAATATTTCCCCTTCAAAAATGGAGTGGTGGTTATAAGCAGGGATGATGTGAAGTTAAAGACTTATGGAGATTTAAAGCGGGTGGTGTGGAAGAATAGGGTAGTGCCTTTTGATGTAACGATTGACCAGGATTTTGACATCAGCTTATGTGAGTATGCAAACTTTATTGATAAGATATGCGGTGATGATGATGAGCGTAAGAAATATTGTTGGAGTATTATAGGTTATTTGCTGCATACCTATAAAGATGCTGCCAAGCCTTATGCAATTATATTGGCAGAGGAAACGGATAACGATAAAGATGGCGGTGGAACAGGTAAGGGCATATTTGTAAAAGCCATCAGCCAGTTATTAAGAACGGTCAAACTGGATGGAAAGAACTTTAAAATTGACAAATCATTTGCCTTACAACGTGTAACATTAGACACACAGTTGATAAGTATTGAGGATTGCGATAAGGGTATTGACTTTGAGAAATTCAACAGTCAAATCACAGAAGGGAGTACCATTGAGAAAAAGAATAAAGACGAGTTATTTATAGACTACAAAGACAGCCCAAAATTTATTTTTAGCACTAACTACATGATTAACCTTAAGGGCAATCATGGAAAGCGGAGGGGTAGGGTGTTTGAGTTTACACCGTTTTTTAATCCGGCAAATACACCACTTGATTACTTTGGGCATTTAATGTTTGATGAGTGGGATAATGACGAGTGGAATCGCTTTTATAACTTCTTGTTTTTTTGTTGCAGTATTTACATGATTAATGGTATCAAGCAGCCACCTCATACGGACAGGTTGAAAAGGAAGCAAATCAAAGTAAACTATGGCGATGAGTTTTTGGAATATTTTACTGACATGATGAGTAACGGTCATATTAACTGGCATCAGTTTGGAACGGAGTATAGTGCTTTTTTGAATCAAAATGATTTTGAAAAAAAGGATTACAGTAATAAGCGTTTTAAAAAAGCGATGCAGGACAGTTGCGATGTATATGGTTATAAGTATGAAAGCCGGAGGAATACGCAGAATGGCAACCACGTGGAGTTTAGGATATTAAGTAATTAATCAAATGTTTACTGCCCTCACGATAGAATGGAGTTTTGCGAAGCGGTGTGGTTTTGGGAGTGTGCGAAGTAACGAGGCGGGTGTTTGCGAAGTGGGTAGAAAAGGCAGTTTTGGCGAAGCCGCCTTTTCCTACACACGAGAGCAACACCGCTTGACGCCCCATTTTGCAAACACCATGTAAGGCGAAGTTTGCCAGCGAAGCTACGAACTTAAACTTACGGAGGTTACACGGGGCGGCATAGGTGAAACCGCCTCGTAAGGCAAAATTTAGGGGCGATAGTTTCGAGGAACGAGAAACGTAGCCCCGTGTGGGATGGCTTAGTGCTGATGGCAAATTTTGCCTTACGTTGAAGCATTGGCGATGTTGGGGAATTAGAATTACAAATGTTCAAACAAGCACAAAAGATGAATAGAATTACACAAGCTGAAAATATAGGGTCAAGCCCCAATATTGCCAATGCAATGTTAGGTGCAGGCTTTCGTATTCTCATTGCCTGTGAGGAAAGCGATGAAGTCCGTAGTAGGTTTGAAGCGTATGGTTTTGATGCTTGGAGCTGTGATTTGCAGCCAAATAGAAACCCAAAAGCAAAACACTATCAAGGAAATGTTTTTGACATTATAAATGATGGTTGGGATGCTATGATTGCTTTTCCACCTTGCACCCATTTGGCAGTTTCCGGTGCAGCTTGGTTTGAGCAAAAACGAAAAGATGGAAGGCAGCAAGAAGGTATTGACTTTTTTATGGCAATGGTAAATGCACCAATACCACGAATAGCAATAGAAAACCCTGTTGGAATTATGAGTAAAATTTATAAGCCACCAACGCAAATTATACAGCCTTATATGTTTGGTGATGAAGCAAGCAAAAAGACTTGTTTGTGGCTTAAAAATTTGCCACCGCTTTACCATAATGCTACACCGAATTTGTTTGATGAAAATGTTACTTGGGTTGGCAAAGGTGAAATGGTTGAATTTGAAAGCGGTTGCAAAATGCCTAAATGGTATGCAGATGCTTGGAAACTGCCAAAAGAAGAAAGGAGCAAGTTAAGGTCAAAAACATTTCCAGGAATAGCACAGGCAATGTCTGACCAGTGGAGTTTCGCCATAGCTTGCACCTAACACGTATATTGTTATTACTAAGCAAACAAAAACACATTGATTATGAGCAAGTTTCTGTATTACAATACACTACTAATGGTTCAAACAGATGGCAAACAAGTTTGGGCTGATAATCAATGCTCAC